TGCATCAGCATCTGGTATATTCATATTAGCTATTTCAGTTTTTAATTCATCAGGTGACAAACCTTCAAACTTTGTTTCAATACCAAGTTTTGTGTCTTCTTCGGTTATATCTAAGTTTACTAACGGTGGTTGAATGTCATTCAACAAGCTTGTTATCTCATCGACATCAACATCTTTTGGTCTTTGTACATCCTCAGTATCAAATCTTGCTTCCAAATCTTGTCTTTGTCCAGATAGCTCATCAAGTGTCGTAGATATTTCGTCTATATTAAGCCTAGTATTAAATGGATCGATGTCGCTAGTGATGTCTTTTACAGGACGCATACCCACTTCTTCTGGTCTAATGTCTGGGTTTGCACGCAGATATGCTTGATCTTCAGGACTATACTGTTGCAACATTTGTTCTCTAGCAAAATTTCCATCACTTACTTTAAGACCCATATCGTCTTGACGAAAATCAAAACTTGTTGGCTCAGGTAAAGGAAAATCAAGTTGTGAAACATCAGGTTGTTTTTCTTCTTCCTCTTCGACAATCCTACGCATCATAAACCTAGCACGGTCTTCATCTGTAGGTATATAAGACTCATCTCTTGGTATTGTCAAACCTCCTAAACCAACTTCAACTGGATCTGCAATATCTTTGAGTGCTTGACCTATGCCGAGTCTGTCTTCGCCTATCACTTGACCTGCTAAGCCTGCAGTTTGTCTTACAGCAGGCTCAAGAAACCTAGCAGTTCTCAGAACAGCATCAGCCACGTTTGTGCCGATATCTTCTCCCAACTGAAAAGGCCCAAGTTTCGGAGCATCTTTTTTCTGAAAATCCTCTAATATTCTTTGTACTGCATCACCTTTTTCCAAACTATCATCATATAAAATTTTATATGGATTGAATCCAAAGGTATTTATAAAATCAGGCTTTATATTGTAAACTTCACCTGTTTTTCTATCTCGTATTTGAAAGTCGCCTAGACCTTGATCTTCAGCTTGACCACCAATACGGAACATTTTTCTGTTAAGAAAATTCACTAGCTTGTTCCTTGTCTAGGAGCAAGAGCACCATAAGCACTAAATGCAGCACCTAGACCAGCGGCAGTAGGATCAGTAGGCATACCATATTGAGAATCAATTTGTGTTCTTGATCCTTGATAACCAGGTAACATTCCTGCAAGCTGAGCCAACACTTGTAATGGTCTGAGTTGTTGTCCTAATTGTTGTTCATATAATCTTTGCAACCCTGTCTCAGCAATTCCTCTACCTATACTACCGAAGCCTGCTAGTTCACCTCTTTGTCCTGCTCGAAGCTGTTCTTGTGTTCTTCCAAGATCTGTCATCTGTCCACCAAATCCAGCTAATCTTTGAGCTAAGGCACCTGCGGCACTGCCTCGACCTGTGCCAATTCCTAGTAAGCCTTGTGCTGCAAGTCTCCTTGCTTGTTGTTGTCTTGCAAATTCACTGAGTCCAGTTCTTTGTGCCTCACTAAATCCTCTTTGTCTAATATTACCAAGAGCTTGTGCTAAACCCTCTCCAAGAGCTTCTCTACGCTCCATAGCACCAAGTCTAGCTCTACTGCCACCAAATGCACCAGAACCAATTTCTCTAGCTCTTGCAGCTATATCCTGTTGTTCACCTGCCTCAAACACATCATCAATAGTTCGTTGCACTACCGCATCTTCAAATGGGTTGTAAAACTGTTGTGTCATACTAGGATCATAAGCACCCATGGTATTTTGAAATATTTCTTCAGCTTGAGAGTAATAAGGATCTTGTAAAGCCTCAGCTCGTCTAGATTGCTGAATAGCTTGATTTATTAACCTTCTGTTTTGTTGTAAAAATGGTTCAAAACCACCAAGGCCTGCAACTGCTTGTTGTCTTGCTAATAATTCTAATGGTGAAAGTCCTGCAGTTTGTTGTAATGGGACATCACTTCCTATTAAATTAGCACCAGCTTGTTGTAATTGATTAAAGAAGCCAGGTTGATCTGCAGTGCCAAAATATAAAGATCTCAGTAAAGGATCTCCTAAAACTTCAGAAGCTTGTTGATTTAACAACACAGGATCTATTGCTCCTTGCGTCATTTGTGCCTGCATCGAATCTGTTGTACCAGTAGTAGTTGCTGTAACTGTGGGATCTGTTGCACCAGCTGTTGCACCAGTAGCAGTTGCCATCCCTGTTGTATCATCAGCAGGTTGTGAAGTGCCTACACCAGTATTACTAAATCCAGGTGCACCAGCTAAGGGATTACCACCTGTTACATCAAATCCAGGAGTGCCACCTGCAACAACTTGGTCTCCACCTCCGATTGGCATAAGTGATGGTGGTCTTACTCCTACGCTTAAAGAGCCTCCGCCTGGAGTTGGAAACTCTTTGTAGGTGCCTCCACCTGGACCTCCGATTGACATTGGAGGTTGTGGTCTACTTCCTGGTGGACGAAGACCAAGGCCTGGTCTTTGTATGCCTGTGTACGGTCTTAAAACTGATGTTGGGTTTGATGGAGTTGGAGTAGCAGAGAATATTGTGCCATCTGGTCCCACAGGTGGACGAGCCAACTCATTTGAAAAATTAGGTCGGCGTGGTGGTACAGGTAATGGTCTTGCTGTTGGCAACTCGTTCGTATCTGGTGGTGTAAAAGGTATTGATGGACCAACAGGCAAAGCAGAAACTATATCGTCTGCTTGTGGAAGACCAGTTTCATATTTAGGCATGGGTAAACCAACAGGTCTGCCAATAACACCTGTTTCCCTCTCTAAAGTTTGTGGAGGTGCTACGGGTAAGGCAACGGGCCCTCCTTGTATTAACCCAGCTCCTCCCATCGGTGGTGTAAATGGTGGCCTACCTATGTTTGTTGGTGGAGCCACTGGTCTACCTATGGCAAAGCCTGGATTATTTCTATCAAATTCACTTGGACCACCTATCGGCATCCTAGCTCGAGCATCTCCAACTGGCATCCTAGCTAGAGGATTTCCAAACATGCCACCACTAGGCCCACCTATTGATATAGGTGGTGTTGGTCTGCCTCTTACTGGTCCTCTAAAAGGTACACCTCTACCCACAGGTAAAGCTCTTGAAATACCACCGCCTCTAGCAGGAGTTGATTTCGCTATTCCAGATAGTCTTTTGAATAAACTCATTACACTCTCCCAATATCGTTATATTGCTCAAACATCTTCATAAGTCTGTCCATGTTTTTTGCGCCCTTTTGTCTGTCAGGTTTACCACTTGGCATTATTTCAATACCAGTTTCTGTTTTGGTTACCTTAAATCCACCTAAGCCATTGTTAGCTGCAGATGTCATAACAAACTCTCCATCACTGAGCATGGCAGGTATGTCATCACTTGTGCCTGTACCAGGGCCTATTGATGGGCCACCCATACGCATATCTAATTCTTGTAATCCACCCATGGCTGCAGGTTTTCTAATACCTAGATCGAAACCTTGAAAGGTTGGCTGTGGCATAAGATCTGGTCTGATTGATTGTCTGATATCTTTAAGTCCACCCTCTTTCTCTTTAAAATCTTCTTTGACCGCTTTGCCGTACAATGCAGCTAGAGCCATCAGACCAGCGTTGCCACCAAATCCACCGCCATCTCCTCTGCCAAAAAAGTCACCTATTTTTCCAGGCAATGTGGCTGATCCTTGTTCTGCTTCAGCTTTAGCAATTGCAGCAGCTTTTTCTTCATCTGTCATAGCTTGTATTTCTGCATCTGTATAACCATATTGCTCTAAAGCAGCAGATCGACCACCAAATCCAAACTGATCACCAATAGTTTTTATAAATTGTGGCGTGCTTCCAACATCATCTGGATCTCTTTTAAATAAATTTCCTGCTATTCCTTTAAGACCTTCTCTAAATTTGCCGCTTGCTCCAAAAAATTTACCTGAAGTTGCTTTACTTGCACCTTTACCTAATATCTTACCTAATGGTCCAGCTCCACCTATGCCAGCAATGCCGAGTCCGACTGCAGCTATAGGTGCAACTTTTTTAACTACTTTTTTGAGACTTTTACCTAATTTTTTTAGAAATCCAAACTCAGCCATACCTGTAATTGGATTAATTGACATACCTTGACCTACAGTATATTCATTCGGATCAAGCCCTACAGCCATCATTTCTTGTTGTATTATTTGTTGGGTTTGTGGAGAAATAACTGGTGGTACTACCATCTCCCCTGGTGCTACATGGGCAAGCATTGTATCTTCCCCTCTGCCTAGACCTGCTATACCGCCTGGATTATTCATTTCATTCATGCTCAAATCATTCCTCGTTACATGTTAACCAAAATACCAAAAGGTATCTATCTCCTGATTCTACTGCTAGCCCTCTATGCATATGCGTAAAACTAGGAAAAATTAGAGCGTGGCCTGTAGGTAATGGCTCGACTGTACCACGTTTTAAAAACTCAGTTCCGCCACCTTTGTACTCCCCCGTGTTCAAAGGAACTACCATACTTATATCAGCACTTGCATCATGATGCCAAGCACCTTGTTTTTTATCCTTTAAATTATAATTAGCTATTTGGATTCCGCCCCCATCTACATGCCTATTCCAAATATTTAAAAATATAGGATTTCCAATAGTATATATCGTTTGCATTAAAGATTGAAATATTTGTGGACAATTATCTTGAAACGTTATTTCTGGTATTTGTCGTAGATCATCCTCTTCTGGGTTAGGATTAAAGCCAAAATGTGTTTCCAAATGTTTCATTTCATCCATTAATATCTGACAAAACTTCTCTGAAAAAAAAGGCACGGTGTAAACATCCTTTAATGGTTCTTCTATAATTTTGTCTAAAGGTGTTGATTTTGGCGACTTTGTGCCACTTTCTTGGTAAAAATCTACTATTGGGTTTATAGAGTCTTTTACTGCAGCAAAAGTTTCTTTGTTTATATACCAATCACTTGGATAGGTGAGTAGTAGGTTTTTTGGTTGATAAATAAGGTTTTCAGCTACGTTTATCATAACTCTATGGTTGTTGCTCCTGCTATCTTGATAGTTACTGTGCCAACCTCTGATGTCATCTCAAAACCCTTAGCTAAGGTTCTATCGCCTATATCTACCCATTTGTTACCTGTGTAGACTTGTAAAACACCAATTGTGGTATTCCAAACAATACTACCTGCATTAAACTGTAAGGTGTTTTTTTCTGCGTCAGATATCTGCCTAACATTATCAAGATCCACTGCACCAAGATTAATTTCTAAAATACGGACTAATCTATTAAAAATATCAGAGGAAACGGTGTCAGTAGCTAGTGGTAGCTGAGTTTGTAAAATCTTACTCATCTTTTACCATCTGGTTTTATGTCTATCCTCGTGGCTCCTAATCTCCATCCTATTGATAAATTACCATTGTTAGATGCATCGTCATCAGATTCAAAACGCAAAGCTATTTGTCTTGAACGACTACGCACAAAGACTTGTTGAGTTGTTGCTGATATGGCATTTGTAGAATTTGTGGTAAGAGAGTCGCCTGGAAAGTTTCTTGTTTTCAAAACAATGTTTACATTACCGTTGTTATCATCTTGTATAAATTTGTAATCTGGTATTATTCTTTTCAAAAAGCTAAATTGGTCGCCATCACCTATATCCATATCAGAGCTTTCTATAAACACATTTGTCATAGGAGATCCATCATCATCAAAACCTATTTCCTGTTTAAATAGATAACTGTTACCAACTGCTCTCGGATAATTTTCTATGCCAGAATCAAGCCAAGCTGTTCTAACTAATTGCCCATAAAACCATAAATTTTCTACATAATTATAGATTACATATCTATCTATTTCACTAGATGAGCTTGAACAATAGAACCACCCTATTTCACTTTTATCTTTTATGGTGAAAGCATGTATTTTAAAAGATTGTGATAGGTTAATATCGTTAAAAACATAGTTATGCACTGAACAAGGTAAGGTTTGCACAGATCCGTTGTAGACATAAAAATTGTTGTAGCTCATCCAAAAAACGCCACTAGGGGCTGTTGTAGCAGCTTTTGGCCCTATAAGACCAGTTCCTTCGTTGATAAGGTTTATACCAAAAGTAAAGGGCGGCCCTATGAACTGCATACTGTAAAGAGCAGTATCTGTCCAAATTAAAGTTTCTTGTCTTGCTTTAACACCACCAATAATCGAAGAGCCGCTTGACAACCTCAATGAACCTGCAGTGTTCGTTGTCAAGGGCTCAAAATCTAACTCATTTTCTTGATCACTAAAAGCCACTAACATAGGATCTATCGTCCCTGTTCTGGAGGATCCAGATATAGGATCTGCACCTAAAACAATCAAATGTCTATCTTTTTCTGATGTTAAGACTTGTAATGCTTTTGTTGGCACTAAATTTGCACCAGATATAGCTGAAAGTTCAACAGCTCTTGTCGATAAACCACCAGATTCTAGCCATCTAAAAATACCACCGTTTCTCTGATTTATAATCAAATTTTCACCAAAGTTGTCATGTGTCCATAAACGCAATTGGTTTGTGTCTGATAAAGTTGCAGCTTGTCCAAACGCTCCTATACCCCATCCATTAGCACCCCAACCTGTACTAGGCATATAAATATCTAAACCAACATTAACTTGATATGTACCAACGACTGAAGAACCACCATTACCGCTATCAGAAGAGTTAGCCGTAACTGTTGTTCCGTCAGTGTCTTTTGCTTCAATTGTATAACTGTTTGTGTTAACTATGGTAGCTATTTGATACTCTTGATTAAGAACTGTAGCTGTAATATTGCCACCAAGCGAAGATGCACCACTAAAAGTCACAAAATCATTCTTCACTGCACCATGAGCAGTATCGGTCACTGTAATCGTAGCATCGCCATTACTAGCAGAAAAAGTCACATCACCTGCCGATGTGGTTAATCTAATCGGTGTGATATCATTAAAAGACCCACCTGACTCTATGTAATACTTAAGATGGCTACCTAATCCTAGGTATTTAGCTCCCTCTAATGATATCCAAGGATGTAATGCTCTTACTGTGCCTAAGTATGTATTAGATGTAAGTTTCTCCCAACCTCCAAACTTTTCTGGCCTACCTTTACGAAACCTAACTAAATTACAGTCAAACCAACCGCCTTCATTATCATATGCGGTGCCCTCTCTATTTATTCCTGGTCTAAATGTAATCTTTTGTAAAGGCATATTAGATGTGATGCCACTCTTTGCCTTCAAACAACAAAGACTCTGCTAGTCTTCTGCGCTCTAACCCCTCTAAAACTTTTCCGTTTGCTTTGTTCCATCTACGCATTTGATGTGGAGCTTCTTCTTTCTTGTTTTCATTTAATACTTTCAGCAGAGTGCTATTGTTTAGATTTGTTGGCCCCAAATTATAAGTCCATGCAACCAAAGCATCAAACTCATTTTGCGATAATGGTACATGAACTGCATTACTTACATAAGCACCATATACAGGAAGCTCTTCGTGTAACCACTCATCAGCTTGCTCCTGTGTACAAGTATCACCTTTTTTTACATTTTTAGTTCTACCGTATCCTATAGTCCAAACACCTGCACTGCATTTGTATGCCTCTAGCTCACACCCTTCAAATTTTTTTATTAAACTTGTGCCTTCTTGTGAAATTTGCATATTACTCCTCCTCTTTTGTCGTAGTAACTTCCCTATAATACACAACAACATCTTTTAATTCACTTATATAGCGTTTAATTTCTTGCATGTTATATGCCATAACTTCGTAATCTGGCACTGTCATAGCTAGAAAAACAAGCTCTCCTTCTTGATTTTCTATTATTGCAAACTGTTCTTCAAAATTTTCGGGTGTAATAGTAAGCCATCTAACCTCTCTAAGAGATATTTCTCTTGGCATAACTGGTTGTACAATTACCCTTTCTAAGGGTTTTGCGGTAACTTCTATTTGTTTAGTTGGAATCAGGCTGCAACTGCAAGCCATCATCAAGATCATCAACAGTGATGCTGATTTGCTCGATATCTTCCATAATGTGTTTTGTACCATTATTTATCTTCCTTTGCATTTCAACTGGATCAGCTATGATTTTTGCACTTAACTGATAGTTTTGTATAAATTCTGTGTATCTTAACAACTCTCTTTGTGCTGCTTGACTTTTTTTTGATAACTCACTCATTTGTTGTGTTTGCAAGTCAAAATCGTTTTGTAGCGCTGTGATTGCTTCTTCTTGCGTTGCTATTGCACCCTCTAGCGCCTGATTATTTGCACTTAAAACCTTATTTTGATTGTATAAATAATAAGATGTAAAGCCTAAGGTAAGTATGATTGCTAATAAAAATTGTTGCATCAAGCGTCCTCAATAATGTAATTTAAGCCAGAAACACTTCTATACTCTACCACTTTGTCATTTACATCTCTAAACTTAAGATGTTTTTCTTTTTGTATTATTATTTTTTTTGAAATGTATGTTTTATCGTCTGAATCTCCATATTCTTTGTTGAAGGACACAGTAATTTTGTACCTAGTAGAAAAATACTCACAGATCCAAATATATAATTTTTTAAAGTATTGCATTATACAAATTTAGATAAAACTATAGATACTAAGATAAAAGGGTAGACAGCCCATATCATGTTTTCTAATTTATCAAAACGTGCTGACCCATCTTCTAATCTTTGTTCTATATTTTTGTATCTTATAGAACATTCTTTTTCATGTGTTTCTATTTTGTTTAGTGCTTCTTGCGTACTCATCTTGTTGTATAAATTGCTAAAGAGTGTTTTTTCCCTTTTACTTTTATTGGTTTTAATAATTTTAACTCAAAACTACAAGATTTTTTAGTGTTATGACCTATTATTATGTCCACACCCACATCTTTGGTAGCACTTTCAAGTCTTGCTGCAGTATTTACTGCATCTCCTATTGCACTATAATCAAAACGTGTTTCACTACCCATATTACCTATTATGGCTTCTCCAGAATTTATGCCTATACCTATGTCTATTCCTAAATTGGATTGCTCCATGTCTGCCTTTATTTTCTGCGCTGCTAGTATGGCTTTATTCTCATGATCTTGTAGGTCTATTGGTGCGTTAAAAATAGCCATCATTGCATCACCTATATATTTATCAACCATACCCCCATACTCTTTCACTGCATCTGCTTGTATTGTTAGGGCTTTGTTCATAATTCTAGTAACTTCTTCTGGCTCTAGCTTTTCTGATAAACTTGTAAAGCCTCGTACATCTGTAAATAAAAAGGTGCAATACTTTCTTTCACCACCTAGCTTTAGTAAGTTTGGAGTTTTTTGCAAAATTGCCACTTGTCTCGGGTCAAGATAGTGCTCAAACTGTTTTTTTATCTGTTGTCTAAGTTTGTATTGTTCTCTGAAGCGTAAATAGAAAGCAGTAGATCCTGCAATGAATTGTGATATTAACGACCATGTTACATCTATAAGAAGGCTTTTTTGTATCAAATAATAGCCTAAAGTGCCCGTAGAGAGCATAATTGTTAAACCTAATGTAATACCTAGGGTTATACCAAAACGGATTAATACAAGCCAAATTAGAGTCACTGTGAGCAAATATATTAGTATCTCAACGGCTAAAGAGTAATCAGGTATGTATGGACTATCTTGTATTAGAATTGATTCTGCTAAGGCTGCCTGTATTTTATGTGGCTCTAACAGACCAACAGGCGTAGCAATTTGTGGCATGACACCTGCAGCAGTAACTCCAATTACAACAAATCTACCATTTACATCCATCTCCTCAAGATCTGTTTGTGGCGTGTCTACCCAACTTATCCATTTACGACCTAGACTATCTGTTTTGACTGGCGGTATGCCTCTTATTGATATTTCTTGTATACCATTATCATTGGTTTTTATAATGTAAGTTTTTATGCCAAACAAAGATTTATAGATCTGTGTGCCAAAACTAGGTATCCAATCGTTATTAGGAGTTCGTACAAGCAATGGTATTCTTCTGACGAGCTGATCTATGTCAGTGGGAGCAATGGCCAAACCTTCGTATGAGTTTTGAGTAAGTAGAAGCAGGTTCTCCTTTACTCCCGTAGTCATTATACCACCTTTATCTTCACCTACAACAACAGTTCCAGGTGTTGACGGGTACACACCTTTGCCGTCTTCAAACATAGCAATGACTGAAGGTGCGTATCCCAATGATCTACCAAAGTCTTCATCTCCACCCATTCTGTCAGGCTGTGGAAAAGATATTGCCCAACCAACTCCAACAGCACCACGACCTAAAATTTCTAGGTTGATTTCTGCTAATCTTTGTCGTGGCAACGGCCAACCACCTTCTTGTTCAACATTATCTTCAGTAATATTAAGAATCACAAAATTACCTGATGGGTCATAGTTTTTGACTAAAGCATCAAATGTTCTAAGTTTTATAATTTCGGTTGGTGTGCTTTGAAATATAAGAGGTAGTGATAATAGTAATAACAAAGATAAATAAATTTTATATTTCATCAACCACTCTGTTTTATCGTAATAACACTACTGCTACCACCATTAATCTTGATAGTCTTTGAAACACCATCTTGAATTAAAATTACGGTGTAACTTGCAGATACATCTAAATCTAGTCTAGCAGTGTTATTTACAGATCTTATTAGGGTAAATCTATCGCCATCTATAAAAGAAATTATCTGAGTTTCTGTATCTTGACCAAACTTAGTTCCTGCTATGGCAACTGATGTAACATCTTGTTGTAACTGATCCTCTTCTTCAGCAATCTCTAAAGCATCTAAAACATCTAATAAATCTTCAAGAAAATTTACATCAAGGTAATTTATGTCTAATTCTGTAAACTCTAGATCTGCCTCATTGTCTAAAAAGTCCTCATCTAAATAATCTATATCTAAGTCATTAAAATCTAAAAAATCATTTGTATTAAGAATAACTTCTTCAGCTTGCATTTCTACTGGCTCTGGCGGACTTACAATAAGCATGTTGTCAATAATATCTAAAGTTAGATCTAAAATTACTGGCTTACTAGGTGCACTTTCAAATACGCTAACTGTAGTAGCTTGAAAAGGTTGATTTAGTATGACGCTGCCCGTTGCAGTGGTTACCTCTATTTCTCCACTGGAAAGACCAAGTGCATCTGGTAGCAATATTATTAGGGATGCTCCTAACTCATTTACTGTGGTTGTAAAGTCAGTGCCACGAATGGCTATATTCGCTGTGGGTGTTTTTAACGAGATGTTTTGTTTATCTATTCTATTTAAGTTACCTGTTATAAATCTTGTGGTACCTAGCGCAAAGGTAAGCGCCATCTTTGATTTAGATGGATCTGGGTCATAAATATATTCGTCTATTACAAGTTGTGAGTGTTCTGTAAGTTTTACTTGGCTATCATCGAGAAAAGTTATAGCCATGCGCCCATTGTTAGTAATGGCCTCATCGTTATTTTGTATTACAAAATCTATACTAGCGTCATAAGGTATATCTCTTACAACGCTAGCTGAACCAGAAAGTTCAGAGATGTCACCAATGTTAACAGCTTGTGCTTGTACCTTGGTCGTTTTGGATAACGCAAATATTGCTATTAGAAGTGTTGCTAATAATCTTAAGGTAATCCCTTGCCAAAGTAGAAGATTGTGTAACATCAATCGTGTTTGAACTGCCATCTAAATCAAGATAAAAATAACCACTGTCAGCAGATGTGGTGCCACCGTACCCGCTACCACTAAAATTTAATGTATTACTGCTACCATTTACATCGACATAGTTGATTGCATTTGCATAATCTATATCAAAATCAAACTCATTACTGCCACCAGTAACAATCCAATCTAGATCAAGATAAGACGCATCATCATCCTCAGCCACTGCTAAATCAAAGGTGTTACTTGATCCAGTGACATTTATATTCATATTAATATAATCTGAGTCAATAAGGCCTGTGCTATCTACAAGTATGTCAAAGACATTACTGTCACCTGTAAATTCAAAAAAGCCTGTAAAATTATCACCATCAATAGCATCAGATCTAAATTTATTACTTGCACCTATTTGGTTTATGTCAAGTATCATTGACACACCATCAAGATCTAATGCAGTCATAGTGCCAGATGTAGCACTTGTACCACCAATAAGGTTAGATCCACCTTGTTGCTCTAAATCTATGGTTGCAGAGTTTCCAGTTTGGTTTACATAAATTTCATTGTCCGCAACAACAGAAAGAGACATAAATAAAAAAATGTTAATTAGTTTCTTCATATTTCCAATACCCTCTTGTATTTCCTACGTTTATTATTTCTAAGACTGCACCTTCTATAGCTTTCATTAAAGCTATGGTTGTGCTTTCGTTGCGGGTGGCACCCGTTTCTATTTCAACCAACTCTGTGCCCATCTCTATGAATCTGAACACATCTTGAGATTGGCCATAACTATAGATAGTTTTTTGTGACATGACCTCAATCAAAATTTCACCTGTAGCTACTGATACCATACGCAGACTAACACTTACGCTATCTTCTCGGTACTGCAAACTAGAGCCTATGCCCAAATATCTTGCGCCTAGTCCACCTGTAACTAAGTTACTATCATACGATACAACTGCACCTTCAAGCAAGACACCAGCAAAAAGCAGCGGCCCTAGAGCCTGGCTTTCACCAAGTTGTTCTCTTGTAGATCTAATTAGTTGTCTTTCTTTTGTAAGGTTATCAAGACCAACTCTCTCTACAACACGAAAGAAATTACCATTTGATGCATGTTTTAAAGACCTAATTAAAAGCGTGTGTGGTGCTTGTGTGATTGCAGATGAAAATAAAGCAAACTCACTATTGCTTTTTCTTTGTCCTGTTTGATCTGTAAAGGCAGTAGGATACACAGCAACGACAGGTTTGACTGCGGGAGCTGGTATATATGCTAGTTCGTCAGACTGCAACGAATAAATACTATAATCGTGTAATCCTTTACTTTGGTATCTATCTGGTCTTGTATCTTTTACAACTTCTAGTATTGAACAACTAGAAAGAGAAATCACCAAGAGGCAGTTCAATAGTCGTGGTAGAACCGTCATTTGAGTTAAAAATAGTAAGAATTATCATACCGTCTTCAATCTTGTAAGATATTATATTACCTTCAAGTTCAAACGTGCCTTCAGTAGATTGTGTTTCGCCAAACATATTTTCTACAATCTGTCTGGATATTTGTGCGTAGATACGGCTTTCTAAGTTTCTAATAAATCTTGCAAGAGTTGTGTTCTCAGCATCTCTTTCTAATTCTTCTTGTAAAGCTTTGATCTCCTCTTTTATAGTCATCTTACGCATATGTTCTTGGTTTTCTATTGTTAAGTAATGAGAGCTGGTATTGATGCCACTAAAAGATGGAGACTTAAATTTAAAAGTTATAGTATCTGCTTGTGCACTTTGTATGAAGCCAAAAGTAAAAAGCATCATGCCGCACAAAATACTAAGTGCGTATAAATTATCTTTGTTTTTTTCTTTTTGCATCATCTTGTTCTTTAAGTTTCACTACTGTATCAACTTTCTCTTTTAATCGTATCATATCTTGATCCAATAGGCGAAGTTGATCTGTTAACCTTATTATGGTCGTTTTCATTTCACTTACTGATGGATCTATAGTTTTAGTGATGGTTTGCCATACATAAAAAACAAAATATCCTAACCCTATAACCATAACAGTTGGAAAGCCAAACTTTTGCACCAGTACAACTATATCCATTAGTCACGCCTTGCGTCTATCTTGCCATCTTCTACAAAATTCTCTGCTCTAGCAATCCTATCAAGATCTGGTGGTATGTTAAGTGCACTAGAAACCACAGTATCTATTCTAATAATATCGTTGTTCATTATAGAAGCACGGGTAATAAGCATTTTGGTAATGCCTTGCACTGACTGTATATCTGAAACAAGGTTGTTCATAAGCTGTCTTATGATTAAAAATATGAAATAGCCCATAATCAAACCACTAGCTATTGGTAGTCCTACCTCGCTTATCAAGCTTATAGCTTGATTCATTATTTATCTTCGCCTTTGAAACTCTTAGATGCGCCAGATGTACCTGCATAAAGACCAAACCAAGCTGCACCTGCACCAACAATAATTGATATAAGTCCAGATTGTTCAAATGTAGGGCTCTCTAGTGCCATAAACCACATTGTTGAATAGTAGAGTAAAAATATATAAACGCTTAAAAATGCACGTGGAAATATTCTCCATGCATCAACTGCTTGTGCTAAATGAATCCACTTTTGATGTGGATTAACATTGCTTACATCCTCAAGTTCTCTTATTTTATCTTTTAGATCAGAAATTTCTCGCATCATATCCATGAACTTGTTAAGGTCCATTTCGACTTCGTTTCTATCCATATCTCCGCTAAATTGTCCTGGATTCATATTCATTAGTAATCTCCCCAAACTTTGGTTTTTTTGCCACCGTCATAAGCAACTGCATGGCCTTCTTTAATTAATATTTGACAAATATCTTTGCCGTCATCTGTATAAGGTATGCCTAGTATACGGCCATATTTACCTTTACCCAATGATTTTACTTTTATATGCCCTGTGCAAAGTTCTTTTAATCGAGCTTTTGCAGCCAAACCTAGTACTTTTTCAGCTTTATCTCTAGTTCTTGATTCTGGTGTATCAATGCCTGCTAGTCTCACTCTTTGTTTATGAAGCTTTACATCAAACCCAAGATCAAGACAACAATCAAAAGTGTCTCCATCAACTATTCTTTCTAGAATTGCATTATAAACAAATGCATCAGGTGCTTTAGGCATTTTTTACCACGCACTTATGTTTGAAAATATTTTGTAGCAAGACATCTTGGCCGCATTTCTCACATGTAGCCATAATCATGCTTTTATTTTTTAGTCTTTTTGACTCTCTTTGTTGTATATGCTTCATTTACATCAGGTGTAGATTTATCATCTGCAACATAATGGCCTTTTTCATTTCTTGCACGCACTACTGTTTCTTCAGTGCCTGTAACCCAATCTACTAATTTAGTCCACCACTTCATCTTTTTCTCCTGCAGAAATATCTTCTGCTTTATTTTGCTCTGTGCTTGTTAAAAGAGCGTTTTTATAAACACTTAGAGCTGCGTTTATTTGATCAAGCTCGCTTTGTACTCTAAATTGTTTGTTTGATAGATCTTGCACTTGATGAACAAAATACCTTTGTTCTTCATTTAAATCTGTAAGTTTTGTATCGACACCATCAATTACGACACTTGGTTCTTTGTTCTCTTTTCCCATAATTCCCCCTTTAATTATTTTAACTTAAAACTTTCGTTACTGATGTTGGTGATACCTTTTCTGCTATACTTGCATCTAATCTAGCTTTCATAGCTGCAACCTCATCAGCACCTAACGCTGTTTCTACCCAGCCTTGTACATCACTAGCTTTAAGACTTGACCAATTAATAAAACTTGATAAATCACTAGTATCTAGGTCTTGTGAGCCATAGACAGTTTCAGTTTGTGGGTTGCCATCTGCATCATTATTACTATCATCAGTGCCAGTAAGTCTCCAATGAACTGTATGCACCACATTAGATTTACCACTCTTTGATGGGTATGTATCACATGTGTTTACATCCCAAGTATAAGATATTGCCATATTATTTCTCCTTTAAACTCGCAATTTCACTTTTAAGTGTTTCTATTTGTTTTTGTTGCTCTTGCATACCTTTTACAAGATGCGTAACAAGTTTACTATAATCCATTGAGTAATAACCATCTTCGTCTTGATTAACTGCATTTGGTACAAGTTCTTCAACCTCTTGTGCTATCAATCCTTCATCTGCATGGTTGTCAGCTTTCCAATTATAAGCAACAGGATTGAGGTTATTGATTACATCTAATCCTCTTGCTGATCCTGTAACATCTTTTAGTCTTGCATCTGAGGATGTGTTATAGGTTACTGCATTTGTTGAGCTTTGATTGATTGAGCCAATCTGTGTGCTGTTTCTTCTAAATACATATAATTCAGCACCACCAGAGGTACCATCCATATTTTGTTGAATGTTTACACCTGTTGATCCCTTTTGAAAAGAAATACCACCTACACCTTGATTGGTTGTAGTTCCTATAAGAACATGCCCGTTCACATTTATGCGCATCCTCTCTGTTGTTGTGTCATTACCAAACCTAATATCATTCCTCGCTGCAATGTATGATGTTCCTGTAGAATCTTTAAGCTGTATCCTTACTTCTGTGTCTGTACTTTCAAATTTAGTATTTATATCGTTTGTGCCTGAATTTATATGTAGCGTAACATCGGGCGAAGTTTCGTTGATGCCAACTTTTGCAGTTGAGCTAATATGCATTGCAACTGTACTAGCATCAGCACCTTCTGAAGGCATATCAGTTAATATTTGTATATCACCTTCTCCACCAGATGCACCTGCAATACCTCTAATAATCCCAAAAACTCCGGGTGTATTATCAGTAGTATCGGCACTATGAAACTGTATTGCTCCTGTTACGTCACCTTGACTTGCTTCACCTGTTCCTGAAAGTCGCATAACAGCACCACCACCACTTGATGCTCCTGCAATATCAAGAGCTTTTTGTGGACTTGTAGTTCCTATACCAACACCAGTTCCATCAATACGCATTTTTTCTGACGCTGTACTTCCAACACCAAATTTAATTACACCTGAACTATTATTTACACCCACATTTAATTCAGTTGTAGAGGTTGTAATAAAAGCATCACTTGCAGAGATCATCCCTGCTGTTCCTGCTGAAGAGCCAAATACTCCAAGATTTAATCCTGTATCTGCATCATTTGAAACAACTACATTAGCAACTTGTGCTGAATTATTACCAACTTTAAAAGTTGCTGCTGTGGCTGCTGAACTTTGTGTTACTGTCACAGCACCACCTACAGCTAAAGTAGAAGCCATATCCACAGCTCCGTCAATATCTACTACATCAAGGTTAGTCGTACCGTCTACATCTAAATCGCCATTAAAGTCTCCATTTCCTGTGAGTGTTAGAGCACCACCTATACTTACATCATCGGTAACTGTTAAGTCATCTTCTACTTTAAGATCGACTACATTTAAACTTGCAAAAGCATCAACCATAGCAGCACCTGAGCCTGCACCGTCCGAGTATATTGCTTTTGTATCTCCTGGAGGTACTGTTACATTAGCGCCAGAGCCCTGCGAAATAATTATGTTTTGGGAGCCAGAAGTGCCATTTTCTATAAACCAAAGCTTAGATACGGTATTAGGGCCTATTGTAATGGTGCAAGCTGAGTCCAGTGTGCCTGTATATTTTAAGTAAATAGATCTACCAGGATCAGTAGAGCCGTCTGCAATAGTGGTGGTGTGAGTATCTGCGTTGGTTGTTATAGCCTCTGTACCAAAGCTAAACGCTTCAGCAATTAGCTCTAAATTAGTGTTGGTCGAAGTCCCCCAAGTACCTGACTCATCACCTGTTGCTATCTCTTTTAATCTTAAATCATTAACATACGTTGCCATATTTTATGCTACCTCTTCCCAATCTGGGGTTTGTGTTTCATTAATTTCAGCAAAGGATGAACTTTGGTCATCATCAATATTAGCATAATTTTGACTTTGTGTTTGATTTATTGCACTAAAACTAGAGGCTTGATCGTCTGATATGTCAGAGAAGTTTCTTGTTTGTTTTTCGTCAACTAATCCCCAAACAAGCACATTGTTCACAAAACCTGTTGCTGAAACTCCTAATAATGTAACTGTTGATTTTGCAATTGTAGTTACAGAACCAACCTCAGATGTACTTTCTACACCATCTATACTAAATTTAGCATTGTGATGAATTGTTAAAGATCCAACTGCAGATGTTGTGCTTAAACCTGATATAACAACATTTGCCTCGCCATCTACATCAACTCCAACACTGCCTACAGATCCAACTGCTCCAGGTGCATTTGCTACGGCATCACCGTTTACTCCGACACCTCCTATAGCTGATGTACCCACTTGCGAGCTTGGTGTAATATTTGCTTTACCCGTTATTGTTAAGGTTCCAACAGAAACTGTTGCCAGTTGTGTTGTCGGTGACACATTAGCTTTTGCGACAACTGTAGGTGTGCCAAGTGCAGATGTCGATGATTGTCTT